AAAAGGATCGAAAAAAATAAAAAAAGTTTTTTGTGTTTTTAAAAATGAAAAAACATGGTGTTACTTCGCAGTCATCCTCGTCTTTTGGTTTGAAATCCTGTATATTTAGTTAAAGATTATACATGTGTATACACGAAATGAGCGAAGAAGACGTACTCGAGCGCCTCGAGATATTTGCGGATGCGATAGGTGCTCACATATAAACCTTCTTTACCCAATCCCGATCCGCCTTGAAAAGTTTAGAGAGTTTTGGATCTGTACGCTTAAACAGTATCATCAGTACATTAAGTCGACGAAACAGTCCAAGAGGGGGTTCACCTGCGCGTATCACCTTACCAAGCGCGCGGTGTCGAGCGAGTTCTGATTTATCGCGGACGTCATGGTATCCGTGCTCTGTCAATTTACCATTGGAACGTATAGGTATTTTCATTTTATGTATGCCAAGAATATTTTATCGACTGCGCTCGTTTAGACACAAATTTTTACCCGTATATTTAAAATGTCCTTGTTGATATACAGCCCAAAGTGTAGTCATAGCATTGACCTCATTGACTACATCAAGCGACAGCCACAACTCGCGCAGCTCGTGAGTTATCACAATGTGAACATCAAGGGCATCCCACCGCAGTACGCACATAAAATTACACGTGTTCCAACCATGCTCACGAAGAATGGTAAGTTTTTGGTTGGAAACGAAATTAAAAATTGGCTCGAATCTCTCCTACCGAACCAAGACATCGGAATGTGTGGTTTCGGTGGATGTTCTATGACAACACTTGATGGTGAATCCAACTCTGATATATTCGGACTCGATGATTACGGGCGCACTCTCCAACCACCCATGACGCCCGAACTCGAGGAAAAGATCAATCGCGATGTAAGTCAAACATACAATAATAACATAAAGAATTAACACATGTTTCATCCATGATGAAACTTACGACTATACAGGCGAGTGCCATCAAATCTACATTTGAGGTACTTAAGGATATACTTAATGATGTCAACATTTACTTCAAGCCAGATGGAGTATACATCACTACTCTAGATACAGCTCGCACTTCACTCGTAGACATGTTCCTATCCGCGGATAATTTCGAAGAATATTCATGTGATACCGAGATAGTAGCTGGTATAAATGTCACGAACACATTCAAGCTTTTGAAGTCAATCACGAATAATGATGTATTGATGATGTCTATCGAATGTCGTGAATTTATGAACATTGAGATACACAATGATACTAAAAAGACGTGTACTAAATTTGCTCTTAAACTTCTTGATATCAATGAAAATCAAATCGAAGTTCCAGCGATGAACATGACGACCGTAACTCCGATGCCATCTGTTGATTTTCAGAGAATTTGCAGGGATATGTACAATATAGGCACTGATATAGAAATCACACGGAATGGTCACTTGTTTAGTCTTAATTGTGAAGGTGATTTCGCGAATCAAAAAACCGAGATTCAATGTACTGAAGAGAGTCCCCTAATTTCGGGTATGTATTCTCTTCGGTACATGAACATTTTTACGAAGGCGACGAGTATGTGTTCGAATGTACAAATCATGCAAGAAGAATTAAATCGATTTTTGATTCTCAAGTATAACGTAGCAAATTTGGGTGACCTCAAATTTTATCTCGCGACTAAAGAACAAATAGATCAGTAACGTAATCATGTACTGTACTTACTGATTTCACTTTACCTAAAACATTCGTGAGTTTTATAGTGGGATACATAGTCTTTAGTGTATCAATATCGTAATATAACATATCACTTATCTTTACATTTTCTCGGTGGAAATCACCTCTCGGACCCGCGTAGCGTTTAATCTTTCCTAATACGTCCTTCGCCGGTTTATCATCAATATCCATGAGATAGGCGGAAGTGAGCGGCATGTTAAACACAACGTGTTTTTCCTGTGGAGGTGGCCACTCATGTTTCGTATTATATGTTAAATACTTGTACAATTTATCATTGTACCAGTATTTGATTCTAATGATTGTCTTTATGACGTTCTCTGGTGTATCCTCTGATGTATAATCCATGTCCTTAGACTCGACATAGTGTTCATCAAAAAGACCATCCCATTTATCACTTTCATTCTTCCAAAATGAGCCATTGATTGAATATTTTTTATCATTATTAGTAAAATATTCCATAGATGCGTGTTCTATTTTATGGTTTGGGATGGACACAAAATTTTTATACGTGTCGTATATCCATATTATTACACTGGTTAAAAGATTGCGTAGCATTCTAACTAATTATATGGAGGGAAATTTTTTGAGTAGATATAACAACAAATTACATGCATGGAAAGACTCGATTGACGACGATCCCACGAATCGGTCTGTGTATGAACAAGACATGTCAGACTATATCATTAAATGTATGCCATATATGCGTCGATATACAGATGATATAGACAGTGAAGTGAGTACTGATAATGTCTTTAACTGTAAAGTGACATCCGGTCTCAAACGAAAGGATATATTCAATGAATATCTCGCCGACGTTGAAAACTTAAATGTTGACAAAAAATTTATAAAAAAACATGACGAGTGTCCTACATGTACCAATAGTAATATATTTCATTTTGCTGATACAAGTGAACTCGTTTGTGATGGATGTGGAGCTGTTTTGGCCTGTCTGATAAGTGAAGAATTAACATACAGAGAGGAACAGGAGACATCTGAAAAAATTGTAAATTATTCGTACAAGAGAGAAAATCACTTTAATGAATGGTTGTCACAATTTCAAGCACAAGAGATGACGAACATACCACAGGAAGTCATGGATCAACTGAGAAATGAATTGAAAAAGTTGAAAATCAAAGCACTCGAGGAGATCACACATGCGCGTGTAAGAAGTCTTCTTAAGAAACTCAAGATGAATAAATACTATGAGCACGTACCATACATCACAAACATATTGAGCGGTGTAAAACCCCCTAATATGCCACAAAAATTAGAAGAACGACTGCGTATTATGTTTAAAGACATACAGAAACCTTTTGATGATAACTGTCCATCGAATCGTAGGAATTTCCTTTCATATAGCTATGTATTGTATAAATTCTGTGAACTCTTGAGTGAAGATTCCTATCTCCAATATTTTCCACTACTCAAGAGCAAAGAGAAACTCTATCAACAAGATGTCATATGGAAAAAGATATGTCACGACTTACGTTGGGAGTTTATTCCGACAATTTAAAGAAATGACACCCTTTATCTACAATGAACAAATACGAAAAGTTTTGTATTGAAGAAGCGGCATTTTACGCGGACAAAGCGCATCACATACTCACTGAAGAGATGAAAGACCCTAAGAAATATTACGATGAAATGATTGATACTTATAAACATCTCATTAAAATGTTTCCATTTATAGTATTTACGAGATACACCGAACCTCCGCAGATTGACCCCCAAACGGAGGAAAGTTTATCAGATACCCAGTCTTCAACCCAGTCAGACGAAGATAGTTATTACACTGTATCTCAGCCGTCTCATTTAAGGTTTTAATCGTTTTGAATTCGACTACAGTTTCATTATTTATGATGATATCTGCGCGTAAACTTCCTATGATATGCCCCTCGAACGGAATAGGTATAATTCGTTCAGATTCGTACGGAATATTTCTAGAACGAAGGAGTACTTCCATTGCGTTATGATACACTCGTTCACTAAATCCAGGTCCGAGTACATCGTATATAGTTTCAGCTAACATACCAATGTCATGCATTGTCACCTTTGTATTTTCAGGTTGTACGATAGCATTGCATGTTTTTTGTTTTTTCAAGATATATTCAATAACTTCCGTTTCCAAGTTTAATACTTTTTTTATTGCATCGTCTGTTTCACCTTTTTTATGTAAATTACTCACAATATCTTCCAATTTAGTTTTCATTTCACCGATTGATCTATCATGGTCTTTGGCAATTTGAAAGAGATCTTTACCCGTATGCAGATCCTTTATGAACTGGAGTTCTTCGTCATTTGTCCAATCTTTCATTTTATATTGTCATGTATTCTTTTCCTTATATATATTAAATGTGGTGGATATTCAAGTTTGTGCGCATTTCGCACTCGAAGTCATTTAGCTATCTGTGGGGGGAGTAGAAATTATTTCTTGATACAATGTAAGATGTCTCCAGCCCCATTTGTTGATGTTCGAAATATCAAATCTGCATCCAGTCCACGTTTTAAGAAAGCCGTTGAAGATCTCAAGAAACTTTCCATCAATGCCATCAAGGCAGGTAAGAGTACACTCAACAAAGAAATCAAATTTTATGAACTCATGAAAGAACGGGAAAAGAATAAGGGAACCGCGTTATATGTTAATTTATTCTCACGCGTTCAAAGTGCATTAAAACCATCTAGTTTAAAGAAGAAATCCCCTAAGAGTACACGATGACGTGCGGTGTATGCTGTGAACGTTTTAATAAAACAAATCACAAAAAAGTATGTTGTCCTTTCTGTGATTTCGAATCGTGTAGAACGTGTACACAAACATATTTATTATCAACATCCGAAGACCCACATTGCATGAGTTGCAAAAAAGTACACAACCGTGAATTTGTTGATTCATTTTGCACGAAAAGGTTTAGGAATGAAGAATACAAAAAACATCGTGAACAAATTCTTTTTGAACGTGAACTCATACGTATGCCCGAAACGCAACCTTATGTACAACGCATATTAAAACGTCGTGAGCTACAAACACTCCGAGATCACATGTCACATTTATACATTAAATCTCGGCGAAGGTATCATCACGCCTCGGAAACGTGTGGACAATACGTCGATATGTATCTCACTATGTGTATTTTTGCCGAAAATGCACACAATTTATTGCGAAAAGAACTCGAAAAGCTACGAACTCTCCCTATTGATGCAAGTGAAGAGGCAACAAAGTTTGTACGCGGATGCCCCATGGATGAGTGTCGCGGTTTTCTAGACGATTTATGGAAATGTGGAATTTGTAAACAATCATTTTGTGAACAGTGTAATGAAGTGTGTTTAGATAATCATACATGCGATCCAGAAACGGTGAAAACGATGCGACTCATCAACCGTGACACAAAACCGTGTCCAAAATGTGCGACAATGATACACAAAATAGACGGGTGTGCGCAAATGTGGTGCACGACATGCCAAACCGCATTCGATTGGCGTACGGGTAAGGTGGAGACTGGCCGCGTTCACAATCCACATTATTTTGAATTCAAACGGCGTGGCAGAGAACACGGTGATATTCCATGTGGTGGTCGTCCCATGTATAGAGAACTTTTAGAAGCGTCTGCACCGGCTTGCATCATGTCCCTAAACACCGCCGTGGGTATTGCCGACTACAATAATATATATAAATATGATTACATACACACGGATAATCTTAATTTACGAATTTCATACTTAATGAACCATATATCTGAAACTGATATGAAACGTGAATTACAGAAACGTGATAAACACAATGACAAAATGCGGGACATTCAGCAAATATATCAAATGTTCATCGATACTGGTAGTGATTTACTTCGTCAATGGATGATAGAACCGACAAAGGAGGTGGAAATCATGGACACGGCATACGAGCTCGCAAAATATACAAACCGTGTCATCACACGAATACGTAATAGATACACGTGTCAAGTTCCGAGGTATATATTTCTAAGTAGATGATAGATGTGGTGGGTTGTTGTACCCATTTTGATTTTGGTATTGTTATTCAGACCAAAATACAAAGAGCCAGAAGTCCTGCGAGGGGTTCTCACGGATGAAGAGTGTGAGTATATCAAAACAATCTCGAAAGAAAAACTGAAACCATCGACTGTAGGTCATGATTTTACCGAAGATCGTGATATTCGGAAGAGTGAGACTGCATGGCTTGACCACGGCGATCCTGTGATTAAACGTATCATCACAAAGTGTGTCGATGATACCAGTGTATGCGAGAGATTGCAAGTGGTTCGGTACACACCAGGTGGGTTTTATATACCACACCATGATGCAAATCCTACAGAACCAAACACGAGAAAGCACACTTTTATATTTATTTTGAATGATGATTATGAAGGTGGTGATACAGTATTTCCATTTCTTGAAAAAAGTTACAGATTAAACAAAGGTGACATTCTCAGCTTTGATACACTTGACAGTTGGGGCAGAGTTCCACATAAAGCGTTACACGGGGGTGAGCCTATCACATCTGGTGAAAAATGGATCGCAAACTTATGGGTTAGAAGTGAAAAATACATTTCTACATGAAATGTATGATACCTATATATAAATTTCCTATCGTGGTACCAAATTCACTCACGGATGAAGAGTGTGAATATATAAAACGTATGGCTTTACCTTACCTAGAAACGGCTGGACTCGGTATCGATAGAAGTATTGATTCTTACATACGAGATGGACGGGAATGTACTTTGGAAATGTGTGATCCCAAAATTGCTGAAATTGTGAATAGATACACCGAACACCCAGAACGTTGTGAGAGTCTAAGGGTAGTCCATTACAAAAAGGGTGGATTATATAAACCTCACCAAGATGGAAGCGAAGATTATAAAAATAATAGAGTGCACACATTCATATTTGCATTGAACGATGATTATGAAGGTGGCGAAACTATTTTCCCTAACCTGAAAAAAATTTTTAAATTGAAAAAGGGTGACGCCCTTAGCTTTGATACACTCGATAGCTGGGGTGGTATAACAGATGATGCATTACACGGAGGTGAACCTGTCACATCTGGTGAAAAATGGATAGCGATTATTTGGGAACGTCAATTTATAATTCAAGATCCTTAGCTCGTAACTTTTCGCGGTTCGCCATGTGGAGCGCTTCAACATCTGCCTTGTTTTGTCCTACGTAAGGCACGGCATAGCCTTCATCACACATCCACTTATTGACGTTCGTCCAATGACCATCTTCGCCGACCCACACTTCCGCTAAAA